AAATATCAAACATAAAATTAAAACTGTAAAATCTTTAATGAAAAAAGATACACCACCTGAGTTTTGTTATGTGCCTGTAGCAGAAGGTAAGGCAGGTAATATGAAGCTTCCTAGAGATTGTACATGGTGTCCACATAAATTTGAATGTCACAAAGATACAAATGATGGTAAAGGTTTACGAGTATTTAATTATGCAAAAGGACCAGTATATTTTACCGAGATTGTAAAAGAACCAAACGTAGAAGAGGTTATCTATGAACAGAAGAATGTCTAAAAAAGTTAAACAAAAGTCTATATTGTTTGTTGTTGAATGGTTGAAGTCTATGTTAGTAGACGAAGAAAAAGAAAAGGTTTCAGTGCATAATTATAAAAATTATTTACCACAAGAAACACACATCTATGCAAACAAACAACTAATGGTTTCATCTTTTACACCAAGATGGTTTGCTAAGAAAATTAAGAAGGTTTTAAAGGCTAAACCCATTGACAAAATCACGTACAACGATATAATATAATGAGGGGTTACAGAAAACCTAGAAAGGTTAGACCAACTGAAAAGAATGTACCGAAAGGTTACGATTCAAATTGGGAATACAAACTCCATTCTACGATATTAAAGTCTTGGGAACATCATGGACCTTCAATAGAGTATAAAGTAGAGCATAAATATGAGCCTGATTTTGTTCGCACAATCAATGGCATTGAGTATCTCATAGAAGCGAAAGGTCGCTTTTGGGATTACAACGAATACAATAAATATAAATGGATTAAGAAGCACTTAAGTTCTTCTCAGGAACTTGTGTTTCTTTTTTCTAGTCCTTATTCACCTATGCCACAGGCAAAGCCTAGAAAAGATGGCACAAAAAGAACACATGCTGAATGGGCTGAGAAAAATGGTTTTACTTGGTATGATGAAGATAATTTACCGGAGGAATGGATTGATGGCAAAGATAAACTATAAATTTAAAGAGAATGAAATACTACAAGAACTTACAAACTATATTAATGATACTTATGGTCAACATTATGCAAGTGATAAGTACCAAGCAACCGATGTTATCATTGATTCAGGTCATGGTGAGGGCTTTTGCTTGGGCAATATAATGAAGTATGCAAAAAGATACGGAAATAAAGAAGGAAAAAACCGTAAAGACTTGTTAAAAATATTACATTATGGTATAATCATGCTCAACGTACACGATATGGAGAACTAATAATGGTAGAAGATACTGTTGGAAATAAAGAATATTTAGGTATAACAATTAATTATGATAAAGAGAAAAGACTAGATAAATTTAGTCTTGATACTCTAAAAGGCAGGTATTTACTACCACGTTCAAAAAATTTTAAAGGAGAAACACATGCCCAAGAAGCATTCGCAAGAGCCTCCGTCTTCGGAGCAACCTATAAAGGAGTCACTGATTATGAATTGGCTCAACGACTTTACAACTACAGCTCCGATTGTTGGTTCATGTTTAGCACTCCTATACTTAGCAACGGGGGAACAAGTCGTGGGCTTCCTATTAGCTGTTTCCTCAATTATGTACCTGACAGTCTTAGGGGTTTATCTTCTCACATTGACGAAAACATATGGTTGGCAAGTTCAGGTGGAGGTATTGGTGGATATTGGGGAGATATTAGGAGCAATGGTGTACCTACTTCTAACGGTAGTCAGTCTACTGGTTCAATCCCCTTTATGCATTGGATAGATGCCCAAATGTTAGCCTTTAGTCAAGGCAGAACAAGAAGAGGAAGCTACGCATTATATTTAGATGTATGGCATCCTGAGATTGAAGAGTTTATAAATGTTAGAAAAGAATCAGGTGGAGATATTTTCAGAAAATGTTTGAATCTACACAATGGTATTAACATAAATAACGCTTTCTTAAAAGCTGTAGAAGAAGATGCAGATTGGAGATTGATAGACCCTAAAACAAAAAAAGCTACAAAGATTGTTAATGCTCGTGATTTATGGTTTCAAATATTAAATGCTAGAGCAGAAACTGGTGAGCCTTACATTGTCAATATAGATAATTGTAATGATGCTTTACCTCAAAAACAAAAAGATTTAGGACTAGAAATCAAACAAAGTAATTTATGTTCTGAGATAACTTTACCAACAAATAAAGAAAGGACAGCAGTATGTTGTTTGTCCTCAGTTAATTTACAATACTTTGACAAGTGGTCAAAGAACGAACAGTTTATAGATGATTTAATAACGATGCTCGATAATGTTATTCAACATTTTATTGATAATGCTATCGACACAACACAACTAGGAGAATATAATGCAAACTTTGAACGTTTTAAAAAGCATATTAAAGAAGGTAAAGAAGGCTTTACTAGAGCTGCCTACTCTGCTTACAGAGAAAGGTCGTTGGGTCTTGGAGCAATGGGGTTCCATGCGTACCTTCAGCAAAACAACATTCCTTTTGAAGGTATCTTCGCTTCGGGCTTCAACCATAAAGCTTTTCAACACATTAAAGTACGAGCCACTGAAGCTTCTAGTCGACTCGCTGAAGAACGTGGTGAAGCTCCTGACATCAATGGTAGTGGGCTTCGTAATGCTAATCTTTTGGCTGTTGCTCCTAACGCTTCTTCTAGTATCATTTGTGGTGGCACATCTCCTTCTATTGAACCGTATCGTGCTAACGTTTATACGCACAAAACTCTCTCCGGAAGCTACCAAGTAAAAAACAAATACTTAGAAAAGCTTTTCAAGTCTAAAGGTATCAAGGGTAAAGAACTTGAAAGTCTTTGGAAAGATATAGCAGGACACGATGGTTCGGTACAACACTTAGATATTCTTACTGATGATGAAAAAGAAATATTTAAAACAGCTAACGAGATAAATCAAATATGGATTGTTGAACATGCAGCTAAACGTCAAGAGTTTATATGTCAGTCACAATCTGTCAACTTGTTCTTTGTGCTTCCTAAAGCTACAGAACCTCAAGAGGTGCATGATGAATACATGCAGTATGTTAATGATGTACATTGGTACGGTGCTACCAAACTAAAATCTTTATATTACTTTAGGTCTAACGCTGCAAGAAACGCAGAGAATGTCAATGTAAAAATACCACGTATCAAACTTGATGATGTGGAATGTATTGCCTGTGAGGGTTAGGAAATAATTATGAGTTTATTAGGAACAAGAGAATATTACAAACCATTTGATGATGCATGGATGTTTGAAAAATATGTTGAACAAAATCAAATGCATTGGATGCCGGAGTCTGTACCCTTACATACAGATGTTAAAGATTGGCAAGATTTATCCGATACTGAAAAGAATCTACTAACACAAATCTTTAGATTGTTTACTCAATCGGATGTTGATGTGGGTTCAGGTTACATAGATAGATACATGAGAATATTTAAAAAGCCTGAAGCTAGAATGATGATGGCTTCATTTGCTAACATGGAATCTATTCATCAACACGCTTACAGTTTACTGCTTGATACTGTTGGTATGCCTGAGATAGAGTACAAAGCTTTTGCTGAGTATGAACAGATGGCAGATAAACATGAATACATTAGTGACATCAAAACCACAATGAAGGATAAGAAAAGTATTGCAAAAACTTTAGCAGTCTATTCAGCTTTTACAGAAGGACTACAACTCTTCTCAAGCTTTGCAATATTGTTAAACTTCCCACGCTTTGGTCGTATGAAAGGCATGGGTCAGATTGTTACTTATTCTATTCGTGATGAATCATTACATGTAGAAGCAATGACTAAACTATTTAGACAGTTTATCCAAGAAAACATTGAGATATGGACAGACGAGTTTAAAAAAGAAATCTACGAGATATGTAGAGAGATGGTAAAACTTGAAGATAAGTTTTTAGACTTAGTATTTGAGATGGGAGATATACAAGGATTAACCAAAAAAGATATGTATGCTTACAATAGATACATAGCTGACAGAAGATTATTACAGCTTGGTCTTAAAACAAACTATGACCAACGTGAGAATCCTCTTGGATGGCTTGACGAAGTAATGGGTGTTGAACATCAAAACTTCTTTGAAGGAAGAGCTACAACTTATATGAAAGCTGGTCTACGTGGTAGACAAGATAAAGTAACCTTTACCTCATTGGAGAATGAAAATGTCTAAACCTAAAGAGGGAAATATTATTAGTTTTAAATTAGTTATTGACCAAAACAATAAATTAATTACTGAGTTAAGTCAGTTTCCGGAAGATAGAATTAATGATATATTTGTAAATGGTGATAGAGAAACTATTAGGAATGCACTAAAGTTCGCTAAAGAAAAACTTGAACCTTTACATGCCCAAATACAAAGACACTTAAACGCATTGGGGTAGCATTACACTACCCCTCAAACCTATTTAGATATTTTAATCTTCTGAGGTTTCTTCTCGTCAGGAATAATTCTTTCCATTTCTATAGAAAGTAATCCATTTTTGAGTTGAGCCTTTTTGATTTCGATATCATCAGCTAGGTTAAAACTTCTCTTGAAAGAACGTTGAGCAAGTCCTTGATGAATAAGACCATCAACTTTCTCATCTGATTTCTCATAAGAGATTGTCAATGTTTTTTCCTCAAGTACAATATCAATGTCCTTGTCAGTAAGTCCTGCCATAGCCATTTCAATCGTATAATTATCGCCATCCTTAATTAGATTATAAGGGGGATAGGTTGGTGCTTGTTTAGCACGTGATTGTAGTTTTAACATCTCATCAAAAAGTCTGTCAAAACCTACATAGGTTGGGGTGAATAGACCATTAAGGTCTAATATATTTTTGCTTGTCATAATATACTCCTTTTATAAGCAAGTTAATATACCTAGAAAGCTATGTAAGCCTTTCTAAGCTCTTCTTTTTACTACTTGTCTTTGTTACTAGACCCGAAGTAAAAACTGATTACAGCAGTTGCTATACCTGTAAGTGAACCAATAATAAGCATGACAATATCATCGCTTGAGTCCGGCATAGGGAATGCTGTGATGTAAAATATGTATGCAATAAAACCTGTCATTGACAAAGTTCCTAAGATAGTTGGAGTCCAGTCACCTGAGAATTTACTTCTTGCATCTTTTCTGTCATCCACTTCTAATGCGTAGATATCTACATCTAATTCTTTCATTTGAACTTCAAAACCCTTTTCAGCTTTTTTAAGTTCAACCATCTGTTCTGCTGTGATATTATTCATAGCACTCTCAATGGATTTTTGATTGTTTGGAACACCTAACACCTGACTTAGTATCTGACCGGCTTGTCCACCTAATGGACCACCGATAGCAGCACCAAGAGTCGGAGCAAGTGTACCTAGTATACCTTTTAGTTTTTTCATTTGTCTTCCAATATTAAAGTTGTTTTAAGTAAATCATTTATACTGTCGGCTACCCAATCAGGCACGTCTTCAACAAATAAATAATTTTCGTTTTTCATATACAATTCTATGATTCTTTCATAAATTGTTCTAAAATCTTCACGTTGTATCCAAGCACCACCGTTTTGAGTTCTAGCCTTACAGTCTATTCTATACGCTGTGTCTAATTGTTTCTCTGTATATAAGAGCATAATTAGTACGACCAAATACGGGGTCTTGAACGAGATTTATCCATATCCAAATGAATAAAACGAGTCCCAACAGGACCTTTCTGTGAGATTCCAATACCGATGATGCCATGTTTTAATGCTACTTCTACTAATATAAATGCTTGTTCCATACTTACAAGTATGTCGATAGCTTTACCTGAAGCATGAGAACCCGGATTTGCTTTACCAGCTTCAATCGGATGAGTAGGATGTCGATATGCACTACTTACTCTGAAAGGGAAACCACACTCTTCACGTATCGCTTCTATCACTTTCATGAATGCAACATCCATGCCATTTTCGCCTGTATGTTTACAAGCTAGTTCTGAGTCTTTAAAGTATTTATACATTATAATCTTCCTATATCTTCAAATGTTAAGAATAAATCTTTACCAACAACTAATTTTTCACCTTGCTGTGTTTTTTGTCTGCTTTCAATTACTTTATTAATTAATGCTTCTCCAGCTTCATCAACAGTATTGACATTACCTCGTATATTAAAACCTACTGAGTTATTTAATGCATCAATTCTTGAATCTTCAGGTCTTGAAAAAGACTGACCAAATTCTTTAGCTTGTAGTGCAAGTCTAGATATAGGTCCTTGTCCATATTTGTAGCTCAACAATCCATGATTTACAGCATTAAATACTTCTCCTGTTTTTCCTGCTACAAAACCATAATCATCAACAGGAATAGATTCTCTCTCATCTATCAAACCGTTTTTAACTGCGTTATTTATAAAAGCAGCAGCCTGTTTTTCATTTTCTCTTTGTTGTTCTCCACCGATACCAAATAACTTACCAACTCTATCATAAATACCACCCTTACTAAATCCTGCTCTTCTTTGTTGTATTCTTTTTGTGGCACTTTGTCTTTCAATCTCTTCCATAGGCATCGCACCTAGATTTAACATTGATGCTTGTTCAGAAGTTTGCATACTTGCTAACTGTTCTATTTCGGCAGCAAGAGGTTCAAAGGCTGTTACGTTTCCTCCCCAAGATAAAGGTAATCTTTCTTCTTCTTCTTCTTCTTCAAGAAAAGGTTGTTGTGTATACATATTTTCTCTTGTTGAAGGATTAATTTTTACATCTGTAACTGGATATTTAGGGTCTATTTTACCACCCTCAAAATTTGCATCTCTCTCTAAAGCTTCTCCAACTTGTAATCTTTTTGCAGTTGTTATTCTTTCTGCATTTTCTATAACTTTATAAAGGTTATCAATTTCTTTTTGTATTCTTTCTTTGTTCCTTTCAGTTGGATTTTCTTTATATTCTCTCATTAAAGAGAAATACTTTTTACGTGCTTCTCCATATACATTTTTAAATCTAACATCTTCTATTCTTAATAGCTTTGATATTTCAACTGGCTGTAATTTAAAACCAAAAGAAGAAAGTATCGCTTCTAGTGGAGAAAACTGAGTTCCGTATTTTTTTTGTCCTTCTGACACGCTTTGTTCAAAAGCTTCACGAATCTTTTTAGAACTAAATGATTCATATTGTTCAGGTAGAATAAAAGGAATAGGAACATTTGGATTAAGTCTACTTAATATATGTTGTATTTTTACTTTTGCATCATTTTCTAATCCAAGACCTTCAAGTTTTTGTAATGTAAATGGGTCAACACCAAACATTGCCGGTGCTAAAATTTCACCAAGAACACCAAAGCTTGGACTTACAGCTTGAGGTAAAGTAAAAAATTTATCTTGTCCTGTCATTGCTTTACTAAAAGGCACAGGGATAGGTAAAGGCATTCCTTTTTCACTTAATGAAAAAATATCACCTCCCGGAATAAACCTTGTAGTGTCTACATAAAGGGGAGTAGGCTCTCCAGTTTCTGAACTAACTCCAGCCTTGAAAGGTGTTTTTATAAAAGTTTCAGGCATGAAAGGAAGACCATAAGTTCTTTCTTTAAATCTTTCAGGTAATAAAACTCTTTCAGCTTCTTCAGAACCAACACCATATCTGCTTCCTACCTCATTTAAAATCCCAGCAAAAGCTGCCCACTTGGCAAACTTCCATGGTCTTTTAGCTGCTGTTTCTGCTAGTAAAGGAATAACACGATATGTGTAACTAATAAAAGGTGTTGCTGAGTTTTTTAAAGTATTAATCAATGGTGCATTAATATCATAATCAATAAACCAACGTTTTGCATCTGCTGCTGCATCTGCCGGATTTAATCCTTTGTTAAGTCTATCCATAAATAAAGCCATTCTAAATACTTGGTCTTCTGCTTGATACCAATTTTCCATACGACCAAAAGTCATTTTGTAAGCTTTACCACCTATCTTATTCAGACCATTGTATATTTTTTTAGAAAAACTAAATGACCTTGAAACTTCATCTAAATTTTCATTAGATAAATCTTTTACAGCTTTTGATAAAGCATCTACGCTTTCATCAGTTAATTCTCTACTTAAAATATCTACATCAAAAACCCCATATTGTTTTGCTAGATTAAATAGTCTTGCATCAGGGTTTCCTTCAAATCCTTTTTTAAGCTCATCAAATCCTTGTTTAATAAATTTATATTGACCATTTGCATTATCATACATTAATACATTAGACAATGTATTGTTGGTGTGAACTACAGGGTTCCAAGCTGTTTTAGATTTTTTCCATAACCTTACTAAACCTAAATATCCTCTACCTAACCTTTTTTCAAATTCATTTTTTGTGGTAGGAATATACTTTCTTAAATCATCTGATATTTCTTTAGGTACATACATTCCTGAAAGTTTACCATATTCATAAACTTCAAATGACTTACCTTTAAATTTTGTTGTATCAGGTATTTGTAAATATGCATCTTCAATAATATCTCCGTCTGAAACTTTTTTAGCAAACTGTTCAGGACTTAATGCGAATTTACTATCAGCAATATTAGCAAACAATTTATAAGCTGCTAAATCATTGGTCATAAGCCTACCTGTTTCAGCAATACCAAAAGAAGCATTTTCAATTTCACCAAACTCAACTCTCTCTTCTTTAGTATAATCTCTTCTGACACGAATTTTTTGTGGGTCACTATCGTCTAGTATTTCCCACTTTTCTTTTTGCCAAATAGAGTCAGGCTTATTATAAGCTTTTAATGTTGTTGTTTTTACTTTACCTCTAGGTCTTAACTCATCACCAATAATTTTAAACTTACGAACAGCATTTATAACTTCAGTAGGTGCACTACCGTCTTGAACTCTGTTATAACTTCTGTGTAAATATGTTTCTGCATTTTTTCTAAAAACTTTAGGGTCTAATAATCCTACATCTACCATTTGTTGACCAACTTCTTTTATCAAAGCTCTTGTAGAATCTTTTAATTTAACCAAATCAGGAACATCATCCATAACTCCATGTAACATTCCATAAAATACTTTTTGTTCTTCAGGAGATAAACCTGCTTGAGTTGCTCTAACAATGTCAGTAAATTGTTGTCGTAAAGAATTTATATTAGCCAAAGTACCCTTTTTCATAATAACATATTCAGGGTCTAATCCATAATTATCCACCATTCCTTTTGATACTAATTCACCTAAAGTAACATTTTCTTTTAGTGGTATTCTTTTTAATGCTTTAACTCCTCCAGCACCTGCTAATCCCATAGCAATTGCTGCTCCAAATTTTTGAAGTTCTGATGCTTCAGGGTCTTCTAATGCACTGTATCCTCCGGAAGCTGCTGCAACACCAACAAGACCTGAACCCCAATTCTGCACCATAACATTCCAAACTTTATCACCTACTATTTTTTCATAATTTTTTCTTAAGTCTAGTCCAGTCTTAGATTTTGAAAGAGTACTTGTTTTTTGTTCCTCTACAGCTTCTACTGCTGCTTTTTCAAGTTCTTCAACTTGTTGAGGTGTTAATGTTCTTCCTTCTCTTGCATCATCTACTCTTTGTTCTGCAAACATTTTTTGTCTTTGTTCCATTGTAGGAATAATAGGAACATTTTCATTTTTATTTAGTTTATTATGTATTGCACTACTAACTTTAGCTCCTAAGTAGCCTAGTCCAGCACCACCCATACCACCATAGAGTATACCTTCTGCTCTAGATATATCATCCTCTCCATAATAACCAATACTACTAAATCCAGCTCCAGTTGCAGCACCGTATCTAGTAGACTCACCTAAAGTCATACCATATTTTAAACCCTCTTTTGCAGTCTTAGCTTTTTTTGCCCATCCCACAAAAGGAACCCAACCTACAGGGTCTAATGCAACTGCTGAACCAAAATAAGCTGCTGTTGCTTTACCACCATATTCAGGGTTTTCAAATATCGTTTTTAGTTTTTTATCTTTCTTTTTTAATTCCTCTAATAAATCTTCGTTACCTGTAAGATTACCAAATATCTGTTTTATTCCTCGCATAGAATCAGATGCACCCATACGAGCAGCATATTTTATAGCTTCTTTTTGTGAAATAAAACTAGGATTAAAGTTTTCTTGAGTTTGATAATTTTGATTAGAAACCTGTTGAGTTTCTTGGACTGGAATTATTTTAGGCATATTTTATCCTTCTGTAAATGTTCCTCTTTGAGCAGCTCCGTATCTTATACCTTCATCTTTTAAAGGTCTTATGTATTGTGCAAACCATTCATCAGAAGGCATATCTTCTAAACTAGGCTTTACAAATCTCATATATGATTCAACATCTGTATCCTCACCTAATCTTCCTTGTAAAACAGAAGCTATTCTATTGCTTAGTGTGTTTGCCCAATCTTGTCTTCCAAAACGATTCTTTGAAAAGAACATATCTTCAGGTAATTTTAATTTTTCTCTAAATCTTGATTTATTCATTTTACCTAGCATTAACAATTCTTCATTAGATAAACTTTCTAAATCAAAAGCATTAACAACATCTTCAAAGTTTTTTAAATAAAATCTTCCTTTTATAGGCTCAAAAGAAACAGTACGTGATGCAGGTCGCATCAGTACTTTACCGTTTACAAGATTATATCCAAATTCAATATCTTCTTGTACATCATTGATTCCAATAGCAGATAAGCTTTCTTTAGGAACAATTACAGGATTTTCTTTATTAAAATAAACACCTTCTTTTGTAACCATTTCAAATGCTTTAGAATTGAAATCTTCTTGTAGTTCTTCAAACTTTTCATCAATTCCTAAACTTTGAGTTATGTAAACAGGTAAAGATATTTGTTCGTTGTTATCGTCTACAATGTTTGGATTTTCTCCACTCATAGATTGATTAAAAATAGGAGTCATAAAGCTTTGTGAATTTATTTCATAAGCTGCTACTCTAGTTACTCCTTCATTTGTATTTACAGATACAGGAACCTCTTTAGAGTTTTCGCCAATAGTTTCTGTTGTTCCTGCTGAACCACTTCCAGCTTTAAATGGATTGATAACATATTGCTGTAGATAATCTTGGAAATCTACATATTCTACACCTGCTTTATTTTTATAAACTTTTCCTTCATCTAGAAGTGCTTTTACTTCTTCTAGCATTTTAGGAGCAGCAGTTGGATTCATAATATCGGCTTTTGCAAAATTATTTTCTACTAGCCATTGATTATAAATTTTATTATAAATTTGCTGTCCTTGTGGTCCAAATACTTTAGACTTAAAAGTTTCAAAGTTTGAGTCTTTAAAGTATTCAGGATTTTTAAGAACTTCTTGAGCTGTTTCAAAATAAGGAGTACCTGATTCTCTTTGTTGTTTGTAAAAAGCTTTTCCTTCAGCATTTAAACTAGCTACAAACTTACTAACAGAATCTAAATCTACTAAAGCATCACTTTCTGTACTATAGACAGGTGTTACAGTTTTAGAACTAGTTTTTAGTTTACCGTTTGTATCTATGTATCTAATAAACGCTACATTTACTTTTTGTTTAGAACCATCAGGTAAAGAGATGTCTTGTGTTTCACTTATAATTTTTTGGTCAGTACCAGCTTTAACATTAGGAACAATTTCTTGTTCAAACTTTTGAGCTAGTTCAGGACTAGTTGTATAAAGATTTTGTAAAGTTTCTCCAAGCTTTCCTAACTCTTGATTAGGTACATTAGAATATATTCTTTCTAAAACTTGCTGCCTAGCTCCATTATAATCAGTCTGTAAATTTAAACCTTTACCCATAAATAAATCACCAACAGCTCCAAATATATCTTTTTTATTAGCATTTGGTAACTTATTTATTTCTTGTAAAAATAATTTATCGACTTGGTCAGGAGTAAAGTCTTTAGAAAAATCAAGTTTTTCAGCAGTAGAAAAAGCATTGTTTAAACTTTTTACCATACTATCAACTTGAGGGTTTATATACTCTGCAAAAACAGTATCAGGTTCATCATAAATTTTAAATCCTTCTTCTCCTCTTTTATTGTAATAGTCAGCTACACTATTTTTGTATGCTTTAATTCTGTCTGCTCTAGCATAAGCTCTGACATCTCCACCATAATTTTTATTTATATCTTCTCTTATCTCTAAAATTTTTCTATAGTTTCCAATGTCTTTATTTAATTTTTGTTTTTCAAAAGTAAAATCTGTTTGTAATGTTTTTAAATTATCCTCTACTTGTTCTGTTTGTTTATCATAATATTTTGCGAATAAATTAACAAACTGTTGAGAATAACTCGGTTGTCTATATTTAACTTTTTCGACTGCTCTTACTGCTGGGGTAATGTCTTGGGTGTAAGGATTTTTTCTAGCCATTATCTTTCTCCAATAGTGATTTAGCTTTAATGTTTTCTTGTGCAGCATCCACAATTTCTTGTGGAATTGCATCAAGACCTTTTTGAACTTGTGAAGCTAATGCTGCTGAATTTTTATCAACTGATTTAACTTTGTTTGTTATCGAACCTCTTACTGTAGAAGCAACATTTTTCATTTTATCAAAACCTTTTTTCTGTGCTTCTACATCTTCTTCGTCATACTCATCTTGGTCACCATCTTGTATAACATAATCTAAACCAGTTCTTTCTGCTAAAGCCATTAGAATAACAGCAGTTGGTTCTATGAGTAATAACATTAAGTCAGCATCCCAAAGACCTCTTGAGTATCCATCATATAAAATTGTTCTTGTAAGTATATCAATTGGTATACCTTCAGAAATAGCATCAGTAACACTAAGATAAACTTCTTTTTCTGTAAGCTTTTGAAATAAATAAAGTTGTGCTTCAGTTACATTTGTATACTCAGGTGCTTGTTCCCAAGGATACTTTTGTGATGGAGAGTTAGTTAAAGACTGTCCGGGAACTGGTGCTCCAAAACCACCTCTTGCTATTGCTTCATTTGCTGATATTTTTTCCATAATCTATCCTATTGATGGCATTGGTGTTGTTATAATTGGCTGTGGTACAGGTCTACTGTATTGCTGCATAAAATTAAATGGTGTATTACCATAACCACCAAACATTGCGTAGCCTTGTAAACTGTTATCGCCTTTGTATCCTAATGCAGCATATGTACCTGCAACTGAATCTGTATAATTTTTTACATCAGTATCTGTTGGTAATGGTGCTACATATCCCCCACCACTTCCTGTTGGTTCAGGTTCATCAGGTGATAAAATACTACCTACAACTGCTGCTGGTTTACCTAATGCAGCTACATCTTGTCCAACAACAGCCCTTTCTAATCCTTTTGGGTTTTTTAGTAAGTCTGCTTGTTCAGACTTGCTTAATCCTTCATAATATTTTTCTGCTTTACTTAATCTATCATTTTCAAAGTCTGCAAAGTATTTAGTATCATCTACATTAATTGCATCTAATTGTTCAGGAGTTAATTGGTCTTCAAAAACTGTTTTTGTTTTTACGTCATATTTCTTAAAATCAAATTGATTTCTAGCTTCAACAGCAGGAACTTCGACAGTGACTCCTTCAGGACTTGTTGTAGTATATCCTTTTTTACCACCTATTTTAATTTTATTAAACTCTCCTAAAACTTCAGAATCTATTTTTTCATATCCTACTGGAACTTCAATAGTTTTTCTATCAGGATAAAGTTCAGCTAAAGTTTGTTCTTTAATTTTACCATCTCCTAGATTTAAAGCTTCTGTATTTATTGATAAATCTTCGTTCAACATATTTTTTGTATCACCAAAACCACCTTTTAGTTTTTCACTTAAAGTAGGCTCTCGTAATAAACTTTCTCTACCTACAATATCTTCAAGTTTATCTGTTTCAACATTAAAAGTACGTCCTTGTTTGGTTACAGCCTCTTTATATCCTATATCTAGGTTTGTTGCTTTATCACTAACAGAACTAATATTTTCAAGTTGTTCAGCGTTTGTTTCTAAAGCTTTAGAAAACTCTGATTCCTTCATTGAAGTTTCTAAGCCAAACATTTGTCTTGTTTTATCTAGTTTGTTACTAACCCAATTAGAAAACTTAGTAGATTGACCAAATGTTATTTTATCAACAACTCCACCTACAAATCCTGAAACAGAATTGTAAACTTTTCCTACTCCTTCTCCAACTTTAGCTACACCTTGTATAACTTTACCTAGTGGTCCAAAAATAGTTCCTGAAAAAGGAGCTGTTGCACCTGCACCCACACCTGCCCAAGCTCCAAAGGACGAAAGTGCCGAGCCTATTCCGGGAATCATTAAGCCTAATGCGAGTGTACCAACAGGACCAAGTTTACCAAAAAACTTTCCTACTCCTTTCAAGCCTTTTTTAAGTTCCCTACCAATAGGTCTTAAAATCTTTTTAAACTTTTTAAATACTTTACTAAATATTTTTTTAATCATAATTTTTACCCACCACCAATTTTGTCTATCATTACTTCTAAATTGTTCATCCAAGAATCTCTTTTATATGCAGCACCTTCACCACCTTGCATACCAGCTACTGCAATATTTGTTTTTCTATTTTCAGCATTTTCTGATGCTTTAAATATATAATCAAACTCATCTCTAAGTTCTTGCCAAAGCTGTGCTTGTGCTGCTTGACTCATAGCAAAACTATTTTGAGCATTCTGCATGTTTACTTGATTTTGTATAGCTGTATCAGCTTTTGTTATGTCTCTTCTCCATTGAACATTACTCTGCTCAATAATCATTCTGTTTTGTATGTTGAACTGGTCACGTGCAAAAGCTTGTTGAGCATTGAATTGGTCAACTTGAGCAGCCAACTGACTATTAAATTTTTCAGCATCTAGCTCTGCTTGGAACTGTTGTGCATATGCTTGGTTTTTTTGAGCAGTATTAAACTGGTTCATAGCATCAGAACGTTGAGCATTATTTAACGCAACATTAGTTGCTAAGTTTGACATAAACTGATTTACTTGATTTGAACTTGTAGCATTAAATTGTAATCTTGCATTTTCTGCTGATTGATTACTTAGCATTCTTTGTTGTTCTAATTGAGCTTCAAGAACATTTGACTGTTGTTCTGCATTTAGATTAGCCATATCCATTTGTAAAAAAGCTCTAGCATTCTCAATACCTAGCTTTGTATTTTGGTCTGCTTCTGCTATATTTGCTTGAGCAGCTAGTGCAGCATTTTGAACAGCAGCTTGTTGATTAAAATTAGCTTCTGTAATACTTACTGTTTGTAAAAACTTACTGTTAGATAAAGCTGTTTGTTGGTCAGCATTAAACTGAGCCATATCCATTTGAAAGACTTGGTTAGCATTTTGCATTGCCACTTGCTGATTTAATTCAGCTTGTCTTATATTTTGTTGAGCTTCAATAGATTTCTGTTGTGATACAGAAGCTTGTAATGCTTGAGCATTTGACTGAGCTAAAGGAATTGCAGCTCCTATAATAGCATTGAGCAAAGCATCTCTTCCTACAGTAGATGCTGACATGCCTCTTTGAGCTAACATTTGCTCAACAGATGCGACAGCAGGTTTAGCCCATGTAGGAATCTCACCTTCTTCAATACCTTTTAATAAACTATCTAATTGATTAGATACTAAAGCTTCTTCAGGTAATCCTTCAATAATACCTCTTTCAGCTTCACTAAACTCCATAAGTCTAGCTTCTAAAGTTTCAGGGTCATTCCCTAACTCTGCAATATCAGCTTCGCTTAAACCAGCATTACGTAATTGTTTTTTAGCTCTTGTAACTTTTGCAAGAGTAGTACCACCAATTACAGAAGCTTGTGCTTTAGCTTCAGGACTAATTACTCCTACAACTCTTTCTGTTAAAGCACCCGGAATAATTTCTACTGTAGCTCCTTCTATAGGTTCTACTCTATCTACTCCAGCAGCTTTAGCAAGAGCATCTGTTACATCTGTAGATACTTCTCCTTGAGCAGTTTTTACAATTGCATCTGTAGGAACTTGTATAAGTTCGTCAGCTCCTATTTGTGCTGCTGTAATTTTAGCTTCTTCAGGAATCGTAGCTTGTGTAGCTGGTGCTGCTTGGTCTATGGCTCTTGTTCTATCTTCTGTAACAGTATCAGCTTTAACATCTGTAGCTGGTGCTGTCATTTTTAAATCATCAGTAAACGTTAAAAGCTCATTAGGGTCTGGAGTTTCTATTAGAGTTGGTGCTGCTGTTGCAGTTGCTGGTAAAGGTATATTTCCTTTAGCAATTTCACCTGTTCTAGCTCCTGCTTCTTGTAAACGTTGTTCTCTTTCTAATTGAGCTTGAGAAACTGCTCCGGGAGCTGTATCACTAAATGGTGTTTTTGCAGGAGGAGGAGGTGTTTCTCCTGTAGTGGCATTAGGTGTTTGATTGCCACGATTACCACCGCCACCAAAAATACCACTAGCACCGGCACCACCACCACTAGCTCCCTCTTGCAAAGCTAGTTCCTTTTCTCTTTCTTGCCTATCTAAAAACTTTTTAACATCTTCTCGACTTGGTCCTTCAGGAACACTAGGCATTCCACCTACTTGTTTAGACACACGTCCACCTGTGCTCATATCTACACGACCACCAGTAGTATAAGTAGGTTTGTACTTTTTATTTCTTTTCTTTTTTTGTTTTCTTGCCATTATTTTTCCTACGTAGTAACGTCTTCAAAACCTTTGAAGGTACAGTAGTGATGGAGATAACTAAAGTCGAAGCAGGAAGCTTCTTAGTTTTTTTACTTTTTTTATTCTTCACTTATATTTTACTGTCTTTCAAAGAGTTTGTCAAGCTTTTCGTCAATTAATTTTATTCGGTCTATAATGTTACTCATATCATCTTTTAGCTCAGATTTAGTAACATACTCCTTTGCAATCTCTTCACGAGTCTTATTTATCAGTATGTCTTGTCGTTTTATCTCTGTAGCATTCTGTCTAATTCCAAAAAGTATTGGAGCAAGAACAAGCGTTACAAAGATGTTCCATACAATATATGGTGATATTTCCACTAATCTAACTCCGGAAACTCACCAATAGGTCTTGTACCGTCTTCATCACGGACATATAATGCTGCTAGAGCATCAACGTCTGCTGCACCATCAATCTGTGCACACATAGCGTTAGCTTTTGTTCTGACTGCTGTTCTGTGTGTAGACACATTACTTGGTACTGCTGTACCACCATCATATGCTCTTATACTGTACCAGTCTGTTGCTGATAGAATACCACCAGCTTGTTCGTTTATTATTTGTTTGTGATTGTATTTTAAACCTCTAGTAACATTATCATCATCATCGGTAACATCATCCAAAGATTTTGCAGTTGCTGTACCATAACTTGCAGTGACTGTACCGTTTGCAAAGTTAAAGCTTTGATTGGTATTAATGTAATACTCTTTATCTTTTAGATTTGTATTGTCTATTACGACTTCATAAATCCCAATAGCTTCTAAATCTTCAGCAGACCATACTGACATAATATTACTTGGATATTGATTATCTCCAATAGTAATTGCCTTTGGTCTTGTAAAGACTTGTATTACGTTATTATCTTCTACTAATGCCCACATATTTTTCTCCTATCTTGCTGTGGTTGGTATTCCTGTTGATGTTACAAATGGGTTGTGTGCAAATGCCATGTAAATATATGATGCACTACTTGCGTTTGCATCATTGTAAGTATTACGCATTTTAACTCCGTTACTTAAAAAATCTACTCCTGAACTACTTGATGTTCCTTCAGCAGCATTACTATTTAAATAGATATAGTTATCATTTAAGTTTACGCTTCTTTCATTATCAAAAATTAACCAATTAGCTGTATTATCAGTTCTTTTAGACATAAAGAAAGCAGGTTTAAATCCTGTATAAACAAACGTACCATCTGCATTTCCACTACCTGTATATTTTCCAAACTTACTGTATCCTTGTATTTCTGCAAAAGCATAACAAACCATGCTGGTACCTGCACCTGTGAATGCTTGGGCTGCAGTTATTAAAGTGCTGGTAGGTGCTGCTCCCCAAGAAACAGTAGCGACATCTCCACTTGTATGAAAACCTAAATATTGGTCACTTTGATTTGATAAACCTTTATGATTTATCCACCAACCATACCCCTGATTTCTTGCTTTAAGAATAAACATAGCAGGAGTTACTCCTAAACCATGACCAAATGTAGTATTACCTGACGATGCACTTGTAAACGTACTAATACTAAATCCTGCTGTAGTATTTGCTTGTAATGTATTAGTTACGTTTCCGGCTGTGTTAGAACTTGTTGTACCACCATTAGCTTTCCATTGCCAAGCTACAAAAGTATCACCACTATCATTTACTGATTCTCCTGTTGATACACTGAAACCATCTGAATCAAAAGAAGTATGGTCAACTGTGCTTGTTGCTTCAGCATTGTCCCTATTAGCAAACATATATTTTCCTACTCCTCTACTAGAATCATTTACCATAGGGTCAGTAGTTCCAGTTCTATTTTTTGTTACCATCCAATCAGGTTGTAAATTACTATTACCGTCATTGGTTATAGATTGAGCTGAACCTGTACCACTATATAAAGCAGCCTGAAAATATGCTGAAGGGTCATCAATACTTGTATAAGCCATTATCCGTACTCCGCTAAGTTTTTAGTGCATATTGCATAATATCCTGAAGGTGGTGCGTATTCAAAGTTACCATAACCATTGGCATCACTTGCTGCACTTGCTGGTGGTGAAGATGTAAAACCTCCAAAGTTTACATGTTGTTCTCTTAAACTTGAATAATTTACAAAAG